GAGGTGCAATGCCTTTACCAGTGTAAAGATTAGCAAGTAAGCAGTTAAAGTAACCTGCTGGGAATTCATGCTCTTCGTCTAGATCTTTAGCGATCCAGTCGAAGTAGTAAGGCATCGGCTGGGCTTTGTGCCTTACACCTGTATAAGAATAATCTACATCACCGTACCAAGTAGCTATGTGATTGTAGTAGTTCTTATTGCAGTTGTTGTCCATTGAAATAATAGACCAGAGATTATCGAAATCCTGCAGGATCGGGTGAACTCCTGCATTGCCTTCTTCTGGTTTGTTTATGAAGCCTGACATAATCGTGTAGCCGTCTTTTCGAATTATGCCTCCATCGATTACACCTAGAAATTCAGCCATTCTTTATCCTCCTTTAGATTAAAGTTTATAGGTTATAAAAGTAATAGAGTAGAGTAAGGTCAGTGGTTCATGACGCCACCTCATCCTAATTGGCGGATGTGTTCCCATTTACTCTTAAAAGGCACCGCCCCGCTAACTACCACTGGCTTGATGCAGTGTTCCGTAATTCTGGGGAGACGCTTTTATGCCTACCTCTATTAAAAGATTAAGCAGGAAGGCTCACGTCCGAGTACATGAAGTCATCGTTGATTGTTAGGCATATAGCCTCTCTTATATCGATGTCAACCTTGTAGTGAGCGATCCTGCTTTAGAATTTGGTTTAAGGCTAAACTATTGGCTTATTTAGGTTTTTACCATGTGTGCAATAGGTTGCTTTAGCCTTACCGCCTTTGATAATGGAGAACGGTCTCCCTTTTACCTCTTGGGCTAGCCATCGGATTCGAGCTAGCTTGCATCACGCAATCGGTGAGCCCCATAGTTACAGCACACGTGACCGCTGTAACGCTTTAACGGAGGCTAGATTCAATCTTCCACAATAATCTCCTTGTATTTAAGGATTAACAGGACAATTAGAACTTACATCTCTCCCCAGCCAGCTGAGGAAAGCCAAGCATTATCAGCATCTGCATTAGCTTGGTGTCGTTCTATTTCTGCCATAGCCTCTCGGCTATCCAAACAAGAATCACATATCACACGGTAACCGTGATGGTCGGTTTCTCCGCATTTCATTTCAATGATTCTAGTATCATAACGCCCTCTTGGTACTACAACTTCTTTAGCATTCATGCAGGACATATTACCTCCAGAAGTTTTCGTTATGGTTAATTTTAAGCTCATCTATTTCCAGCTGAGCTTGTATAGCTAACGTATCGATAGCTTTTTGGTGCCTTTGAAGTTCTGCTTCTGCTTTAGCTTGGGCACACGTAAATTTGTAGTCAGCCCAAGCATCTTCCCAAATTACTTTAATCTCTTCTTTTGCATCGACTAATATATCTTTGTAAGTTTGCATTGTGCCTCCTTAGTTTATAGTTAGCAAAACAAGACTAGACCCCCGTATAACGGTTGTAACCTAACGGGAATCTAGCCTTTTTCACTTAAAACAGATCAATAAGCTCCTCAGCAGAGATAGCCTTCTTAATCTCACCAGTTCGAGCAGATTCTAGAATAGCTTCGACGTCTGACTCATCTAAAACAATGGACGCGTCGCCAGCTGTTACAAATCCACAGAACTTTACTTCGGTATCAGTCTTATACATAACTTTAAGACTTTTGCCTTCGGTCTCTTCCAAGGACATTGCCTCGTTTGCGAAGAGTGCTACTACCTTAGCAACAGTTATTGCACTAAGGTATTTAGCGGGTTCGTAATACCGTTCTGAATCACCCAGAGTAAATCTAAGTTTAGGTGCATTAGATTGATCTGGTTTTACTTTTGGAGCTTGCTTGTTAGCATTTACGCTCATGTTTACTGCCTCCTATAGAAGAGGATTAGTAATACTGAAGTCTAAGCGTATCTTGATAGGAATTTAACCTATATGAGAGTGACCTTAGACTTCAGTGGATAAGTGGTTCAGGAGGATGCCCGAGCGGAGAATACTGGTACTCCTTGAACAGGGACATTAGAACCACAAGTAAAGCTCCAGATTATTAGCGTAATCGCTTCTTACGCCTACTGGAGCAGTTAGACGCTTTTAAACGCCTTTTAGACGAAGTGCCGTTGACTTGTTTTCCAGCTATACGAAGTTTATCTCTTGGCTCTCTCTTACTGTGTCTATCTTATGTGTAAATTTTAGATTGGTTTTATTCTTTGGATTTTGACTTAGATTAGATTGGTTTGGGTTGGCTGGAGACCGATGGTTTGGCCTCCAGTTGGGGTGAGTTTACATATCAGGGATAGCGTTTAGGTTCGCTATTTGCTTTTCGGTTAGATTGCCAGCAGGTTTTGCGAGTTCAGTATTAATGTCCTCGTAATGCTGACGCTGTTGGATGACATGCTCTTTGACCATGGTATTCTTGATGATAGCTGCCCCGTGAAATACGGTTCCAGTACCTTGGTCTAAGGTTTTGAGGATGTAACAACCAGATTTGCTGAATGTATCGACTAGTTCCATGGTATCTCCTTAAGGTTAATTGTTTATGACTTAGCCTGATTGACGAAGTGCAGTTGCACTGTCTGTTGTGTAAAGATCGTTTATTTTTTAGGGGCGGGGGTAGTTTCCCCGCCATTTGATTTTGCTAGTTAGTACTGCACTCGTACCTAAAAATAAAAAATTGCTAATGGCGCTGGACCATCTAATTAATTAAGCCCGCTGAGGGCGTAATTAATATAAATAATATTTAATAATAAGGACGACGGACTGAAGCCCCGCAGGGGCGAGAAGTCCGGCGGACGCTTCTTATTCTTATAGGGGAGTTCGGCCTTTAGATAGAGTAAGTTACAAAAAGTTAAATGTGGTATACGTGATTTAACTACCCAGTTAAATGTGATATACCGCATTAAACTGAAGTTAAGTATTGCTATTTGTCGTTTTTTAGTATAAAACGAGTGGGCTGGGTTCATACAGTTTTTGACACTCGCTTTTATTATGGATTTGGTTTCCCGGTTTTTTTGGTTTTTCATATTTATAGTACAGCTGGAATCTTACGCTCAAATAGAGCGTAAGTTTTACTAAGTGAACAAAAACGTTACTAGTGCACCTAACTCGCTACGAGTGAGTTGGAAATAACTTCACTCCAACTTTCGCTTTATGTAAGCGAGTTGGAAACTTCCCAATTAAAAGGGTACTAACATTATGAAGAGGAACCAGGACTCATACCACCATAGAAATTTTGTTTATATAATAGAACAAAAGATCAGTGGGAAGTGGAGGCTGGAATGGGACTTTGGGGCCTATTTGACCTATGACGTAGCAGAGCAGGTGATGAAGGACTTCGAGAAGTACAACCAACACCCGGAGGATTATAGATTAGTTATGTATATAAGCGAGAAACCATACGATGTTTAATAAATTCCAATTGGGCACGGCGCCCGCGGCTTTTTTAGCTAAAAATAAGATGAGTAGTTCGTCGGCCCTGGTTTTGCTCAAAATGATGTATTACATCAATAGAGTGAATATCGTTTCTGGGACGCCAAAAGAGATATCTGATAAGGCAGGAATAACACTCGGGGATTTCTCGGTGGGTGTTAGGACCTTAAAGAAATGCGATTTAATTAGGAAATACACTAAGAAGGAGTATATGCTTAATCCAGATGTTATGTTTAACGGAAATGATAAGCAGTATTTCATAGTTAAGCATATGTGGGATACACAGACTAGCCAGGGATTGCGGAAATGAGCAGGTATATCAATACGGATATGGTAGCCAATAATGAATTGTCCCGTACAGCTCAGGCATTGGTACTGCCTCTTATACTTTTATCCAATAAAAACAATGAGATAGACAAAAAATCGTTTACTAAGTTTGTAGGCTGGATAAATGATTACCGAACCTGGGAGAAGTATTGGACGGAATTAGTAGATAAAGGCGTTTTAATACAAGTAGATAAGGATATATGGATGGTATCCCCACATGAATGTTATACCGATGGGGCCTCTCATACTACACTCATTAACAAATGGAACGAGGTTCGTAATGCAATTAAGTAATTTAAAGGATACTGAAACGGATTTAGAAACAACAGATCATTTAACCAAGGAAATGCTCGTCGGTGCCGTGCCTGATAAACGATTTCGAAAACACGTTACTGATGATGTTGTTGCTATTATTAATTCAGAACCTGATTCTGAATTAAGGAGGGTATTTAGGGATAACGCGCTGACTTACTCTTCAGTGTTATCAACTGGTAAATACTCATTAGCGGCTTATGTAAATGCTGTTAAATTTATATCTCTTAGATTAATGGGAGATAAGGCTTCTACAGCCTATAGTAAGGTATTCCCAGATAGATTTCAGAATTTAATAGATAAAGGTGCCTCAGCTTCCTATATAGCTAGTTTTGCTGATAATTATAGTAAAACAGGGCTAATAACCAAGATTATGGAACGGACTATGGTTCCTACGCATATATTGAATGCCGGCGTCTATCAGGAAGCTATTAATGTGCAGGCAGAATTAATGCATACAGCTAAATCAGAATTAGTCAGACAGAAAGCAGCTGAAAGTTTAATAAGTAATCTTGCAGCACCCGCTGCAGCTAAAGTAGAAATTGACATCGGATACAGTCATGATGTAGTTGAGGATCTGCGAGCCACGACTAAAGCTCTTGCTCAACAGCAACTAAAAATGATATTAAATGGGCAGTCCAGTGCAAAGGAAGTAGCGCATAGCGAGATCATAGCTAAACCAGTAGAAACAACTTACGAGGTAATCGAAAGTGCCGATTAAGAAATCAGTAGATGAATGGCTTAATGATATCAACTACGACGATGATCCTTCGTATGTTCCAAGTGAGTTTGCCCTGGAATTTGTATCATTCGTTAAGTTAGTTAATGGTGAGAAAGGAGAAGAGAACAAGACGCCGGTAATCCATTACCAAATGTTGGATAAAATAGCAGGTAAGAACCAGAACACCGCTAATATGTGTGCGCGGGGATTGGCTAAAACTACTATTTTTGCTGAGTACTTATTCCTGTATCTAGCTGTTTATGGGGCTATTCCAGGGTTTGGGACAGTAGATTACGCTTTATATCTTTCAGATAGTATTGAGAACGGTGTAAAGAAAATGAGGCTTCGTATAGAAAGACGTTGTGATAATAGTGAATTTTTAAAAAAATATATCAAGGAAACTAGATTCACGGATATTAGATGGTACTTTAAAAATGCTGAAGGTAAGGAATTTGTTGTTACTGGTCATGGAG